ACCCAAAGCATCCTCCATACCGCAAGCCAAGCCCCGCACGCGATGCTGCTCACGCTACTGAGCGGCTCGCTGACCTATCGCTTTTGTCGGTGGGACTACGACCTCACGATCTCGGGCAATGCCTTTGTTTCGATGCCGTCGCTCACCTACGAACTCGATCCAATCGGCGGAGGGTTCGATGATGAAAAAGCGGTCATCACAATGGACGCCTCTGTCGAGCCCGTGCCGTCACTGCTCTCGCCTTACATTCACGCCCCGGTCACGGCGATCATCCAAGAGGTCGCTCCCGGCACCGACTCGTCGCTGCGCAACGTGTACAAAGGAACTTTCGGCGCGATCCGAGAAAACCCCGCGGGCAACGAGAACATTGTGCGCATCGACGTTCTCGGCCTGAAGTCACGTCTCCAAGAAGCGGCCGTTGGCTTACCCTGCCTCACGACCTGCATCAACTCGCTCGGTGACTTCCGGTGCCAGAAAGACATCTCGGCCGAGATCCTCACAGGGGAAGTGCTTTCGACGAGCGAGAAGTTCCCCAACCATATTGAGGTCTCGATCGCAGACTCCCCGAACATGCAGAACGCCCGCTGGCGTCGGGGCTATGTCGATGTCGATGGGGCGCGTTCGGTCATCCGCCAGGTGCTGAGCCCCGGCACCAACCCCGACCCCGTCGTCGAGCTTCTGCTTCGCGAGATCCCCCCTCCGTCGTGGATCGGGGAGACGATCACGCTCACGCCCGGCTGCGACGGCAACCTTTCGACCTGCCGAACCGTCTGGGATAACGAGGCCCGCTTCTTGGGCTTGGGCTTCTCTATGCCTACAAGGAACCCTGTCTTTGAAGAGTAAACGGTTCAACTGCAGAAAGTGCAAGAACTGCGTCTCGTGGCGTCGTCTGGGCCCTGAGATTCTCGCGGCCGTGGACACCGCTCAACGGCCTTGGATCGGCACGAGGTACTCAGCCCACCAAAGAGGGCTTGGGGACGGCGTAAGTTGCTACACGCTCATTGCGGAGATCCTAGACACGCTCTATCGCAGAGCGGCCCCGACCCCGATGCCATTCATCAACACGAACGCGGGGATCTGCGGTCCCGAGGGCAAGGAGTTGGTCTTTGCCTTCCGTCGCAACTACCCGCTTGACGAGGTCGAGTCGAGCATCGAACCCGGTGACCTCATCGTAACCCGATCGGTCCCCGGCGATCGAGGCCCTGACTGGGAGGGCCATGTTATGATGGCGGGCATCCGAAAGGGTCAGGTCATCCACACGTTACCGAGCACCGGCGTCGTCTGGGGGTCTCTGACATGCGGCCTCGGCCGCGTGCTGAAGATCTACCGGCCCAGAGATAAGGCCTCTTGGACAGGAACTGCAACTCATGGGTAACCTTGCTCTCTTTGCGATCGGCGTAGGCCTCTCGATCCTGTCGAGCTACCTGCTGCGCCCCAAGTCCAAGAAGGGCAACCTCGGGGAAGACACTCCGACCACGCTCGCTACCCGCGGCTCTTACGTTCCTCTGCTGATTGGCAAAAGAAAGATCGGTCACGTCTTTGCGTGGGCGGGCAATCGCAAGTCTCGCAGCGCCGGGGGCGGCGGCAAAAAGGGCGGCGGCGGTTCGTTTCAGGAGTGGTTCGAGGACGGCTGGCACCTACTCAGCGTCGGCGCAGGCATCGGCCTGTATGAGATTCGTTTCAACAACGAGATCGTGTGGAGCGGCGAGCTTACCAGCGACACGCATCCTTCCGGCACGGCCGTCACGATTGCGGGCAAGGGCACCTTCTATGTCTTCTGGGGCGAACTGGACCAAGAGCCCTTCGAGCCGCTTGTGCAGGCCACAGGGATTCGCTCGGGCTGGCCAGGTGTGCTCTCGGTGTTCTGGAAGGACGTGAACCTCGGGGGCAGTCCCAATTGGCCCACGGTCGAGTACGTCGCCAAGGCCTTGTGCATCCAGCAGTCGCTCGAAGACTCGGACCTCGAACTCGACGACACAGCCAGCGTCGGCTACAACCCGGCGCACTTGGCCTTCATCCTCATGCGAGGTTCTGCGGGCTATGGAGCGGGCCTTGCTCTTGGCGACATTGACCAGACATCGATCGAGGCCTTTGGCGAGGTCATGCAGTCCGAGCACCTGCCGATGAACCTGCTCGGGGAAGCGGGCGAGACCGTCTCGACGCTCCTGCAATCGCTGGCCCTTGACTGCGGCGCGTTTGTTTCCCAACACGACAACCGGCTGCTGGTCGAAGCGATGCGGACGCCTACGGTGGACACGCCGACGCTGAGCGATGACGTGATCTCTCCCCCGAACGCAGAACGTCAGGTATGGCGAGGACGCAAGACGGCCAACCTGCTCATCTTCGGCTACTCGAACGAGCTTGAAAACTACCGCATCTTCGACGTGCCCAGCCAAGACGCGGCCGATCGCGACTCCCGCAACGCGATCTCGCCAGAAGAGATCGACCTCGGCTTTGTCACGCATCCCGACATCGCCAAGAAGGTCGCCAATCGTCGCGAGCAAGAGTCCCTGAGTCAGACGATCAGCGTCAAGTTCGAGGTTCTGCGGGGCGCTGCTTTGCTTCGAGCGGGCAAGGTCTTCCAGCACTCGTTTGGGCAGATGCGAGTGATCTCAATGCGACCGATCCACGACTCTCCCAAGGTCGAGATCGAGGCGATCGTCGATGTCTACTCGGTGCCTGAGATCGCCGACGAACAGGACACGCCGGTCTTGGAAGCTCGATACGATGTCGAGAACGATCTGGCGTTTAGCTTCGTTCAACTCCCGGCCGAGGACAGCAGCGTGCCCGCGATCGTGGTCTTCCGCATCCCGGCGCACCAAGAGGTCGTGGAGGGCAACATCTACGGCAGCATCGACGCGGGCTCGAACTACAAACTGATCGGCACCCAGGCCAACCCCGCGATCGGCGGGCAGATTGAATCGACCATCTCGGCGAGCACGGCCGACACGATCACAACCGGGCCCGTGTTCGAGGACGCCAACGGCCTTGTGGATCGAACGGTGCTCGACCTCACCGGAGACGATCCGGGCTGGCAGGCGGGAGAGCAGGTCGCCCTGATTAACGACGAGGTCTTCTTCGTTCGCAGCCTTTCGGTGCAGTCAGAAACCGCGTGGGCGGCATCTACGGCCAAGTCCCTGACCAACTATGTGATTCCTTCCCTTACCAATGGGCTTCGCTACGAGTGTACGACCGCGGGCACAACCGGCGCGACCGAACCCGTGTGGCCCCGCAAGGTCGGCGAGACCGTCGAGGACGGCACGGCCGTCTGGACCTGCCGCGGTCGCCGCTACCAGATCAACGACATGATCCGTGCCCGCAAGGGCACCGCGGCCGAGGCCCACGCGATCGACGATTGGGTCTACATCATTCCGCAAGCGAACCTGTCGCCGATCACCGATTCGATCATCGCTGCGGGCAACAGCCTGTGCGTGAAATCTGTTCCCGAAACCCGTTCCCAGATCGCCGACATCACTACAATTACTGCGGTATGCAAAGACCTGTTCAGTGTGAGCACCGACCCTCTGCTGATCGATGACTCAGGCAACTACATCGTCACGCACGTCGGCGATCGCATAAAGGCAAACTAACCCCAAGGAGCTTCTCATGGCAACGAAAGAGATCAACCAACTGTCCGCCAAGACCGCGCCGGTTGGCGCGGACACGACCATCATCAATGACTCGGAAGCAAGTGACGCGGCCAAGAAAGTCACGCTCGCGAACTTGGTCAAGGCATTCCAGGCAACGGCCGTGGCCGACGCCAATCAGACCATCACGAACCCCCCGACCCAAGCCGAGGTACAGGCCTTGTCGGATAAAGTCGATGAGTTGCTCGGTGCCCTGCGTACAGCGGGTATCATTGCGACATGAGCGAAGATCACGACGAGTTCGGCCTGGGCGACTACTTAGAGTTCGCGGCCGATGACAAAGTCCTGCGGGAGATCCTCGGCCGAGCAGAGTTCGGGATCTGCATCTTGCTAAAGCCCTCGGGCAAAAACAAAGCAGATCGCTTCGACCTAAAGCTCCGCGCGAAGCTGCCCCGAGACCTGCTGGAAGAAAAAGGGCACCAACAATCTGTGTCCTATGTCTTAGATCTGGTCAAGTCCCTGCTCGAATCCGATTGACTTTTGTCAGCCCCGTCCTCCAGGGCAAACACCAGGGAGGGCGGGGTTTTTGCTTGATCGAGTCGCTTGCGGTAGGCCGAGACCCCCTGCCCCGCAACCGGGTCTATCGCCACGAAGACCGTGACCGCCGTCGCAGTTACCCCGCACCCGCACGCGAGGCGTTGGCTTCGGCCGTTGTGCGACGAGTAGCTGTGCGTGACCTTCATGTTGGCTTTGCATTTCGGGCAGATCATCAAAACCTCCTGCTCACTCTCGCGGTGTGTCCGCTCGGCCGAGCGGTCTTGGGGTCAGTGCCTTGTTCCTCTCCTATCCGCTGGGCCTGGTAGATCCCCGGCGACGAGGCGTCCTTCCGCAAGATCTTGGCCTGGCCGATCTCCAACGGGTAGAAGGCCATGACCAAGGCGTCGGCGCGGTCGGGCGACTCCCCTTGTCGCTTCATGTACTCGTCCTTGGTCTCCAAAACGATCCTGCCCTTGCGGTCCATGTAGTATTGCCGGGTCGTCAACTGCCTCTGCAGGAGCACGTCCGAAGGGAAGCAGCAGCCGCCTCCGTTCTCGATCTCCCGCATCTGCTCCCGCAGCAGGAACCACGCTTCGGTCATGCGGTTGCCGTAGGTCTGCGAGTCGAAGGCCGAGGCTTGCGTATGGAACTCGAACAGTCGCTTGTTCTTGCTGTGGAAATTGTGCATGACCCCTTGGCCCATGCCCCCGGCGTCGGCAACGTACTGGGTCTGCTTGTCAGTCCAGCCCGCGGCGTGCTGCCAGTCGAAGGCGTGCTCGACGACCTCGTTCGGGTCCGTGTGCGGCCAGAAGGCCCACTGGACGACTGAGCCGCCTTGTCGCCGCACGACGACGTTCTCGTCGCCCCCGAACCGTGCGAAGTCCAAGCCGATCTGACGGGCGTAGCGGGCCGCTGTGCCCCTCTCGGCGATCCGAGCGAGTTTGAGCCGCCTGAGACTACCCTCGGGGCCTCGCGGGGCGCTTAGCTCGAACTGTTCGGCCGAGATGACGCAATTCGGGTCGGTATGAGGGAACTCCCCGAGCACGCGGATGCGGTACACGTCGCTGTCTCTGCCGAACTGCTCGGCCAGCCTCTTGTTGCGGTCGGGATCGAACCACGCCGAAGGCGGGGTCTCTTCCGCGTTCCATGCGAGGCAGTACCACCGGTTGCTGTAGACGTAGAAACTGTCGAAGAAGTAACAGTCCCTGGTGTTCGGGTTTCCGATCTGGAGGATGAGAGAGTTGGGGTTCGAGAGCGTGCCCTCGAACTGCTCCATGATGTCGCGGCTGACCCCCGAGGCCTCTTCGACGATGATGGTCATGTCCGGGCGGTGGAACCCCTGCGCGTTCTCGGGCCGGGTTGCGGTGACCAGCGTCACGCCCCAGTCGTCTTCCCCGGCGACGATCACTCGGGTCTTGGTAACGTCGAACAGGCTCTGCAGCACGGGGTCGGCGTCTCGCAGGGTCATGCGGAGTTCTTCGAGCCACACGTCCTTACACTGCTTCATGGTCGGGGCGGTGACGATGACCTTGGAGTAGGGCGCTTGCAGCAATCGGTACAGGGCGACGATGCCGGTCGTCTTTGACTTACCCGGTCCTTGACCACTGCGCACCGCGATCGACTGCCTGCCGTCCTGTACCGCCTGCAGCAGCTTGGCCTGTTGGTTGGTGGTGGGCTTGAAGTTACACGCGGCAGCGAGCTTGAAGATGTCCGTGGAGACCTCTCTGTACCAGTCGGCCATCTGTGCGTGGTGCTTGGGCATTAGGCGTAGGCGTCCTCGAAGTCCTCGTCGCAGTCGTCATCGTCTTCCCAGTCGTCTTCGTCTTCTTCGTCTTCCTCGAAGTCGTCATCGTCTTCATCGTCTTCATCGTCCCAGTCTTCATCCTCGAACGGATCATCTTCGTACTCCCCGTGGTCGGGGTCTTCGTACAAGGGGTCGTAGTCTCTACTTCCCGACCAGCCCAGGTCCATGAAAACGCACTCGCACTCCGCAGCTTTACGGTTGCAGTCCACGCACTCGTCAATCGTCAGTTCTTTCGTCTGCATCTTCGGTTTCCTTTGTTGTTCCCATTTCGATCAACCGGTCACCAGTATAGTCGATATTCCGCCTTTCGCGTGTCGTGTCCGTCACGATCTTGCGGAACATCTTGTTCAGGTCTTCGGGCTCGGACCTTGTGATGCCCTCGATCTGGCTACGCAGCTTCAACGCCGCAAGTTCGGCGCGGTGGTCTACCGACTCCTGTGCCCGAGCGATCACGTCGTTGATCTGCAGGACCATCAGCGCCCGGCGTTCGTTCACGTCGAGGTCCGTGCGGTCACGGATGATCCGCCTCGCCTGGTCGAGCACCGGCCGGGTCTCGTCGGGCAGCAGCCCGTAGAACTCCCGCAGGTTCGCGTCGATGATATGCTCGCCTTTGCTCGCGAACATCTTCAGTGCCTCATCGACCAAGAAGACCTCCCAGAACATCAACTCCGTAGGAACCGGGCAGGCGATCGCCGCGGTCTGCGGGTCGGTCAGGCCCAGCATCCCGTACCGGCCCTGGTCCTTGTTCTTCTTGCTCCCGCGGGCGAGGAAGAGGTACTCCGCGGCCACGTCGAAGGCCTTGACCCAGAACTCAGCGGTCTGCGCCGTGGGCAACAAGGTAAACCCCGGCTTCTCGTCGGTCACGATCGCGTCGGTGTTCGGGTGCAGCCGCTCGTAGGGCACCGGGTCGCAGAGGCGGCAGCACTCCCTTACGATCTCCATGAGCTTGCGGGTCGGCCGGTCGGGGTTCAGAGGCCGGAACTGGTCGGGCAGGTGCGGGCGGTATAGCAGGTCCAGCCCGTTGGTCGCATCTCCCGGTTGTTCGGGCATCCCGCCCAAGAGCAGTTCGGGCGGCAGCGCCCCGAGCTTGACCGAGATCCACCGCACTGCCCTCCACGCCACACGGACGCGGTACGGGCTCAGGTCGGCCAGGGTGAGCTTCTGGTCCTCGAACGCCCGCTCGAACATCCTACGCTTGTCGTGGGCTCTCCGTGGCTCGTTGTGTGGTTCGGTCGGGGTCGGCTCGAAGGCCAAGGTTCCGTCTTCGAGGTCGGTCAGGCACGAAAAACCCCGCGCGTCCGTGGCGGGCACGGAGGCAACGGGGCTGTGCGGGGACAGGGGTCGAACGAGTTGTAGGGCCTGTTGGCGGTCCATCGCCGTTATTGTATCAACCGGGTTGTCCAGGGGAAGTGTCGGGTGCCTTGCTCGGGCTGTTTCGCTTGGGCGTGCCCTCGGGCCGGGCCTTGGCATCGGCCTTGATCTGGTTCAGGGTGTTGTTGAAGTCGTTCTGAGCGTCGTTGACTTCCTTCTCGTTCTTGGCCGCGGCCAGGGCGGTCTTGGCCTTGTCTGCGGCGGCTTTGAAGCGGTCAGTGTACTCGGGGTGCATGGTGTTTCCTTTCAAGAAACGGGTGTTGGGGAAAGACGTAGGGTACTCTTGTCGTGCGTCGGTGTCTAGTGCTTGTTCTCTTTTTTCTTGGAGGCTCAGTCTCCTTCGAGTTTGAAGTATTCGCTTAGTTTGATTTTCTTGAGCCCGCCGATCGGCTTAGCCTTGGCTCTTTTGTGTACCGAGACCACGACCTTGCCCGATTTGGTTGTTCCGAAGGAGGGGTAGGTCACCAAGAAACCGGTTCCGTGAGGATTGCGGTCTCCCCAGTGGGTCGCGTTCCCCTCAAAAAAAGAAGAAGCCACTTGCTCTCGGTCGCATATATCGTTAATGCTTTGGATTCTTTTGTCTATTTCTTTGCCTAGTTTGGTTCTTTTGTCGGGCCACATCGTTATGGTTCCGTCCCGTTCTTTTTTCTTCTTCCAGCCCTTGACCGCCTCCCTATCCTTAGAGATCAAGGCCAAGAGGGGGCGGCTCGAAGAGCCCCAAAACCCGTCAGCAGAGGGTGTCTCTTCCCGTAGCTTTTTGCTCTCCCGGTCTCTTTTTCTTTTATTTTTTAGATACTCTTTCCAGATCGCTTCTGCCTCGCCTCCGGGCTCTATTACGAAAAAAACTCTATCTTGGATTGCCATTTCGTTTTCTTTCTTTGTTAAGTTTTTGTGGTGTGTTCTTGCTTCGGTGTCTATTCCTTGTTTTCTTTCTTTCGAGCGGCAAGTTCCTTGCGGTTGATCGGGGTGTCCTTCGGGAAATCGAACGCGAGGCGGACCTTGTCCCCGTGGATCTCCGCGACCTTGACGGTGCCCAAGGGCTTGTCCGGGTCACCGATGATGATTTCTTCTCCGACGCGGCGGGTGAGTGCGAGCATTTGAATCCTTTCGGTTAGGGGGTTGCCAACAGTTCTTGTATGAGACGTTTGGCTTTTTTGCATTGTTCCAGATCAAACATACCAAAGTGAGCGTCTTCTTGTTTCAGGTTCATGTTTTCGGCAAGCCAACGGTACGCCTTTCCTCGTCTTCCTTTCTTGCCCTGCGAAGACACAAAAACTCCGTGGTCTCTCCACAAGGGATCAAACATCTCATGTAGCTCTCTCCGTGCGGCTCTTGTTTCGTCGTCAGCGGGAGTTGAGGTAGAGCCGTTCCACTGCTTGACCGTACACCCAGGTTGGTCGCACACCCAAAGCCCTCCAAACTGGGTGTTTTTGTATTTGAGTTTACCGTGCTGTGGGCACTCCTTTTTTGTCATGTCGAATCCTTTCGGTTAAGGGTTGCCGCTCATTGTACTTGCTCCGTGTTCCTTGTCAAGCATCTTTTGTCGTTTACTTATTTCTTGGTAAAATCTATCGTTTCTCGTTCTTTTTATTTCAACTTTTTTTGATTTCGGGCGAAATTCAGGGTTCGGATAAAAATTGGGTATCGCGATTTAATAGGGGAACGATACCTCTATTAAGCGTCCTGACGTAACCGGTCCATATCAACGCCGCGCGAGGCTCGGCCGCACCCGGTCACGCAAGCGATAGCGTTATTATTTTCTTTTCTTTTCTTGAGGTTTAGCTTGATTCCTGCCGATACGTTACTATGATTATCGTAGCGTTCGCATGTTGCGTTCGCACTAACTCACCCGCTATTGGAGATAGCACAATGCAAACGGTATTTAATAACGATATGGTAGCTCACGTTTGGGCGCAACGCTCGCAAACTCGCGGCCGCAACGCGGGCGAAACGTTCTACTTTGAACAAGACACGATATATAGCTATGGGTATCACTTTCCCTTGGCCGAGTTTGCCCGCACGCCAAGCGGCACAGATATCGTCCTGGTTAATTCGCGAAGCTATTCGGTCACTACCGCTAAACATGCTTCCTATGTCCGTTCGGCTATTCCTGACGGCTACTTTATAGCTACCTTGCCCGATAATGCTTGGAATAGCGAATTGCTCGCTTATGAATACTATGCGAACAAGTTAGCCGACTTGATCGAGAAAGCGAAGCGGGCCCGCGTTAACGGTCCTTGGTTACTTGAGCAAGCTGAAGATACTTTAAGCGAAGCTAACCGGTTAGCCCGTCTCATGCAATGGGCCTGGACATTGGAAGACGCTACGCCACAAACGCTACGCGCAAGCATACGCGAGCAAAGCGAACGCGCACGGATCGAACGCGATAAACGCGAGCGAAAGCAACGCATTGCCCTGATGCGGGATACTCATGAGCACTACGTTAACTGGCGCAACGGGCTATCGTCCTATTGTCCGGCCGCATGGCGTAGCTACCATGCGAAGCTAACGGTACACGGTGGGCAAGTTCTAACTAACCTTGGCGCAAGTTTTCCGGCCGATCATGCAAGGCGAGCGCTACCGCGACTATGCGGGATGTTAAACGATATCCGATCCGCTAAGACTTCCGATATCTTTTCGGCTAAGTTTGAGATTAAACTAGGGCACTTTAAGATAGACCGGATCGACGCGGACGGGACCATAACGGCCGGATGCCACAGGGTGCGGCCTCAGGAAGTCTACCGCATCGGCAAACTACTATCGGCCTAGCCCCTGGACGCGCAGCGCTACCGCGTTGCGCTTCCTTTCGCGTTCGCATGTTGCGTTCGCGTTCAAGTAACCGCTATTGGAGATAGCTATGCGTAAAACAAACTTCGACCAATCATCGACCGGAACAGACATAGAATTGTCCGTATTCTACGATACAGACCTTTCTCGGCATGAATGGGAAGAAAACTTTATCGAGATAGCCCGGATCGGTCGTAACGATGGCTATTTCTGGTATACCAGTTACCGTCAGTATGAAGCGCCTGGTTCCGTGCTCGATTGTATCGACCTATCCGATGTAACTTGGAAAGAGGCGCGGGCATGGTGCGTAGAACACTTGACCGATAGCTATACAAGCGTGCGCGACGTTATCGAGATGCGCCGCGAGTATCGGCACGCCAGCAAGCCGGAAGCATGGCTAGAATTGCTCAGCGACACGATAGCCGATCTGGACCTAGTCGAATATCTCCGCGACGGCCTGGACCGGCCTATCGGCACGGAGCGATACAACACGACAAGCATAACCGGCCATTGTCAAGGGGACTATGCAACCGTGTTGTATGATCCGTCGATATGGGCGGGCGGATTCGATCCGCATCAATACTTTGAGAATCTATTCTATAACTCTCCGGTCTATATCTCGCTTTGCATCGACGGCCGAGATATTGAGTGCTATGACTGGTTGGATGATCCCTACGAATGGGATCGCGACGCGGTAGCCGAGCAAGTGCGCAAGTTGGACGACGTGAGCGAAGACGCGAAGACCTGGATTATCGAGCAATTGCCCGAGTATCCCGACTATTGATCCCGCACTATCTCCCTGGCCTGGATGTCCTAACGGGTGTCCGGGCCTTTTTGCGTTCGCATGTTGCGTTCGCGTTCCATCTTCCCGAATTGGAGATAGTACGATGCGAGTTGTCACGATGTTCATTACTTCCGACGGTATCGCCCACCCGGACCACAATAAAGCGATCCGACACGCGAAACAGAGACTAGACAACGCGGCGGGCAAGCTGGCCGATGCTCTCTTCGATGCGACATTAAAGGGCGGGACGCGATCCCGTATCGCACTGGCCGATGCGATGCTAAGAAACACGGAAGCCCTAGCCGAACTTAAATCGCTTCGCATCGACGCCGAAACGTTAGACGATGAACGATAAGCCCTGGACGCGCCCCGTTAACGCGGGGCGTTGTCTTTTTTGCGATCGATCCCGCCCATAACCCGGTCACTCGGCCGGACATCCTAAGCCGTCAAGCCTAGGCGCTGGCCTGGACGCTACGCGATCCGTACGCGGTACCGCGTCAAGGTATCGCGTCGGCCTACCGCGTCGATGCTGCGCGGCCGCATGGTCGGCGTTGCTTGTTGAGATTGATTCTCAAGGGCGATCGCACGGGCTGGATCGTGATATTGTACGCGATATCACGAGGCCGAGGTCGCGGCGGGCGGCAGGGGTCGGAACAAAACCCGAACATACAACCCGAGAGAAGTACTAATTAGATAACTAGGACTGTAATTTCAGTACAAATTTTGTAGGTAAGCACTTACTTTACATTGTTTATTATGTTTTCTTTTACAAAACCGCAAATCAAACTAATAGGGTCTGTTTTTTAAGGGTCGCTTATTGCAGGAAATGTAAGGGAGGAGGTAATAAACAATGTAATTGGGCAAATTCTGTAGGTAAAAACTTCCCGTATTTTTATAACTCCTTATTCTACAAGCACTTATAACTGTACACCAAATCATGATATCCTGTAATACCATGCAAACACGGCACTTATATCAATTTCTACCCAAAAACCGCTCTCACGATAGCGCCAGCCTGTACGCATCAACCCCTATAACATACCCCCACCAAAAAAATATCAGTAAAATAAATTATTTAATAATGCCCCTTGACTTATTGCCTCTTATTAAATAAAGTATTTCATTGATATTTTTCTGAGCGGTACCCGCCATTGACTTTTGATTGTCCGCAAATCCCCGAAGTCGCCAGAAAGACCCTAAACAAGAACCGAACAAACCCGAACAAAACCTCACTTAACTTTTTCTCTTACGAAAGGACCAATAACATGTCCCTGCCTTCACCCCGATATTTGAACCTCAACCTGCCCCCGTCCCGGCTCACGATCCGCACCACAAAAGACTCATCACCCTCGGCTACTCGCATCACCCTCGGCCGCGACCGTGCCTCACGAGGGCGACGCAAGGGCACGACCTACTCCCCCGAGCAGGAAGCGACCGCCCACCGCTGCCGCGCCAACGGCCTGACCAAAGCGGCCACGGCCAAGGTCGCCAACCTGACCGAGCAGCAGGTCCATTACTTGTGGTACATCAAAGAGCGGCAGCAGCAGCAGACGGCCCACGGCCAGGCTCAGCGAGCCAAGACCCGGCCGACGCTGGCCCAACTGGTCCCCGATCCGATCACCGAGGGGCACACGAACACCCTGCCCGATCACAAGTACCACGGGCGCGCCACGAAGTTCCGCACGCCCCTGATCGACCAGGTCCGCAAGTGCAAAGGCCACGGCTACCACCCCGACGAGGTCGCCGAGTATTTCAAGATAACGGCGGCAAATGTCCGATACTTTTGGTACCACATAAAAAAGTGAACAAGAGACTTGACACGAAGACACGAAGCGTTAAAATAACTTTGATAACGGAACAAACTCAAACCCCCTGCAACGGAGATAGCACCATGACCCACGACCTGGCCCATTATCTGAACGAAGCACTTGAGGCAAGCCGCGCAGAACTAAGGCGATGCGACCCTAAAGACACCCGACTCCGCCAACGGCTACAAGCTGAGGCCAACTTGGTCTCAGCGACATTCGGCCTGATTACCGGCGACAATGTCGATGAGGCTCGGAAGGAATGGAACGAAGCGGCCGACGACTTTGCCTAATGCCTTTGCTGCCCGTTGCCCAACGGCGACGGCGCAGCATTTACTGGACCCCCTAACCCCCTGCAACGGAGATAGCACCATGAGCACCGTCAACTCAACCGAAACCTACACCGTCCCCGAGGCCTTTAAGCCGATCGACCCCTTGGCCGAGCAGTTTGTCGAGTTCGTAAGCGAGGCCTTGGCCCTGCAATTCGACCTCGACGACAGCAACGATCTTGAGCGAGTCGAGAACAAAGCCCGCCCCGGTTTCTTTCCCTTTACCGATGGCGGTTGGATGGCCCAACCGAGCAGCTACCTGAGCAGCGCCTACGGTAGCGGACGACACGCGGGACTGCTCAGCGTGCGTATCGAGGAAGCCCAAGCATCGGCGATGCAATCGTACCTTGACGATAACGACTTGACCGGCACCGAATGGGAAGCCATGAGCGACGAGCAACGCGAAGCGTTCTATGACTACGAAAACGAATGGCTCGACCAGTTCTATGTGTTCGAGGTCCGGGCCTGTTATTACGACACGGACAATAGCCGGAACAAGTCGGGCGAGCCGGAGGTCCAGCTTGTCGTCATGGTCAACTTCGACGAGTACGGCCGCGACGGTAAGGGCGTGAAGCTCTGGGAAGTCAATCTCCCGGTCAGCCAGGCGACCGAGGCCAAGCTCACGGAGCTTGCCGAGCAAGCGGCTGAGATCGCCTGCAGCGTGACCCCGTGGACCGAACCGACCGAGTGACCCCGACACCCGCCCTTGCCCGGACACGGGCACGGCGCGGCTTTAGCCCGCAACGTGCGGGCGACTCGATAACCCTGCAATGGAGATAGCACGATGAAACTTACCATAGACTTTCGGCACGGCATGACCGGGGCACTTACCGCGACTTATTTAAGAGAACTTGCCGACAAACTAGAGGCAAGCCCGACCCGTACCGGTAACGGGGTACTACGGGACCGAAGGTCCGAGGAAGTGGCTAGTTGGAAGCTGCAGCCTTATCCGGTCTCTTCCAATCCTCGCTTACTCGTGGCGATGGATGGCGGCTGCATCGAAGGCGTCTACAGCGATGACCCGAACCTGATCGGCACGACGGTAGCGATGATCGACTACGACATTGTCTTCTGCAACGAAGACGAGCTAACTGACATCGACCAGGGCGACGGTACCACGCAACGCGGCACGCTGCACACGGCCGAGGTCGAGGCGTTGGGCATCCCGTGGCCGGTCAAGTCCTAAGCCCCCCGCACCTGCTGCCTGCTGCCTGTCGCCTAAAGGCGACGGCGCAGCATTAACCCCTAACCCCTTTTGGAGACAGTACCATGTTCAGCAACACCGACGACATCATCGACAGCCGCGACATTATCGAACGCATCGAAGAGCTAGAAGAGCTTGAGGGGGCAATCATTGACGCCCAGGACGAACTTGACGAACTTCTGGACATGGACGACGAAGCCACCGAAGAGTACGGCGACCGTTATCAAGACGACTTGGCTGAGCGAGAAAAAGCACTCGACGAAGCTAACGAGGCTTTCAGCGAAGACGAACGCGAAGAGATTCAAGTCCTACGCGCACTGGCCGACGAAGCAAGCGGCTACGCGGCCGACTGGAACCACGGCGAGTCGCTGATCCGTGACTCGTACTTCAAAGAGTTTGCTCAGCAATTAGCCGAAGACATCGGCGCAATCGACCCAAGCGCAACGTGGCCGCTCAATTGCATCGACTGGGAAGAAGCGGCCGAGCAATTGAAGGCGGACTATACGAGCGTCGAGTTCGATGGCGTGACCTACTGGATTCGCTGACTTTGATCTGCGGCGCGTTGCCTAACCGCAACGCGGCCGCGTTATGAAGCACCCGACCCCTTACATTAAAACGTTCACGACCCCGTGCGGTATCGAAGCCGAGGTCTGGATCGACGTGCCCCAGGAACCGCTGCCCGTGAGCGTCCATACAACGGCCCCAGCGAGCCGCGAGACCACGGCCGAGCGTCGTGCCCGGCAATGGATCGAGAGCGAGCAGGGGGCGATCGGCGTAGCCTTAGAGCTTGTTCTACTTGGAGCGGACCAATGAGCCATGTTGAAGACATCTGTCGGGAAGCGATGCGGCTACGGAAACAAAACGTAGAACGGCGCACGTTGCGACTGGTCATCGGTGAATCGGTCGGCCGGGAGATCATCGACCTCCTGTACAAGTACACCGAGTTCGGCAGCGACCAGCTAACGAAAGATGGCATCGCGGAGAGCTTCGGGCCGACCTCTCGGTTCATGGACATGCCCGTGCGGTACGACGCGACCCTTGAGGGCTTTCGGATCGAATACGACTGCTAATCCAGTACAAAAAACAAGACCATGAAAGAATACCTCCTGGCTACCTGCATCTGGAACCTGTTGCTGTTGTGGGCGGCGATAGGGTCGCCGCGGTGCAGGGACATCGACCTGACCCTTTGCCTGACGGCCGGGCTGCTCGTTGCGCTCGGCGGCTGGGGCATCGCAGTAAGCGTGATTTGGTACACAAAATGAAACCTAGAAACCCCCTCAGAGCCCGCTGCATCGTCTGCGGCAAAACAGTCGGCTGCGGCCTCGGCGATGACCCCGACCGCGTCCTGTGCCTGCCCTGCGCCCGCAAGGGCTCGCCTCGTAAATCGCTGGCCTTGGCCGAGGCCAACCGCCAGGTTCGGGCACAGCAAGCCCGCAAGGCCACGGGGAGCACCGACAAGACGGGGAGCACCGACAAGACGGGGAGCACCGACAAGACGGAGAAGCCCGCATGATCTCCCTCAGCTTCGAGACCGGCCAGGAGATCATCCTGACCGACAGCGACGGAAAGCGGCTCGGGTACATCCGCGTACAGCGGGCCAACCGCGACCGTGCCCGTATCGAGTTCGATCTGCCCGAGTCGATCCAGATCGTCAAGGGCGAACTGCCTTCGCAGCAGAACGCGATGCGCGTGCTCTGCGAATTGCCCAAGACCCCGCACAGCATCCCGCTCGACCTGCTGGCCCGCGAGCTTGGAATCAAGGCCCGAGAGGTCCAGGCCGCGGTGCAGTGGCTCAGGAACGAGGGCTTCCGCATCAACGAGGACCAGCAACCGGTCGAGACTTTGCAGCATCCAGGTAAAAAGCGACTGGGAATCGTTTATGGCTTATCGGTCATCTCGTGGGAGAAAGCAAAAAAGCAAGTAAAGATTTATCTCGATCGGTTCCCTGACCGATAGGGTTCTTAGCCTGCCGTCGCTTGCCCGTGATTCAACGACATTAACCCTTGACAAGAAAGAAGGAAACTCATGCGAAACAAAATCCTTGACATCAAAAACTTTATCGGCTACGCTATGGCCTGCTGGTTCGACCAGCGTAACGGACGCGACTGCGGCCAAGGGATTCCCGAGACACCCAATCTGCTAGGAGATAGCAACATGCCCCGCCCCAAAGACGATTTTGCCGAATCTCTCGACGTTGCCGTGGAGCGACTGGAAAAGTCCTTGATCGAGTCGGGCGTTTGGTTGGGATCGCACCCCAATCGGCATCGTGAGCCGCGACCGGTTAATTTCCAGAAGATTAGCGAACTGCTTGGTCTTGTCATCGGACTCGACCAACCCGCGGAATGGATTGCGACCGAGCACGATTCCGAGCCGTGGACCACGCTGGCCGCATGGGTCGAAGACAACGACAAACTGCACGAAGGCGACGCCGAGGTCTTTATCGTCAACCTGACCGCGTGCGACCTGACCGAAGAGAGCGGCCCTTGCGGGGGCGGGCATATCATCATCAACGATACCCAGATGCTTGTCCATCTGGTCATGTACGCGGCCCCTCACTGCACCGGGGGCCGTGCGCTGGCGATCTACCAGGTCGAAGTGCTTTCCGCTTAACTGTGACTATCTCCGCTGCCGCCGTCGCTTAATTGCGGCGTCGGTGGTTTTCTACCCCGAAAGGAACAGGACATGCTATATGTAGGCGCAATGGTACGACTAGGCAGAGAGAACGACATCGTCGGTGTTTTGACCGAGCAAAAAGATCGTGCTTGGTGGACACTGGCGGTTGTCTGGTCCTCGAACCCTTACTACCCGGTTCGCGGGTTCTTGCTCGCCGTTCATTCCGATCAACTGACGCCCTTGTCTCTGGAACCTTCAGGGGAAAACTTTATTTTGAAGCAGGAGACCCTATGATTACGCTACGCAAAAGAACAAAGAACGGTGACCTCGTAACAAGAACCTCGAACGTGGACGAGGCACGGAAGCTCAAAGCCGATGGGTGGCGACCGTGCTCGAAGAAGGTCTGGTCCCGTGCGAGCCCGGCGACCAAGAAGGATCTCTCGGGGCCAAGCAAGAACATCCGCATCGACTCTGTCGGCGGACGAAAAGAAAGACCTGTTGGCAAGACTTTTTTGCTTAGCAGGCATATGCCGACAGGCAAGAAGTACGACTGATAGGGTCGGTTGAACAAGACCACCCCGCGTGGACCGAAGAGAACCAGGCCGCACACTCGCGGCTGATTGACGCCGCCCGCAACTACAAAGGAGCAGACCATGAGTGAGACGACGCACACGCCGGGAATCGGAGATTGGGACCACCCCCTAGAACACAATGGAAACGCAGTCCACCTGCAATTGACGCCCAGCTATGGGACATGCTTTGCGATAGCGGACGGGCCAACGAAAGAAATAGCAAGAGCAAGGGCGGGGTTTATCCGCGACTGCTGCGCATCCTACTTAAAGGTCTTCGGCCCCCACGCCGTCTCCGCCGCCGAGGGCGGGAAGCTGGGGGAGGCGGTGGAGTTGTTGCGAGAGGCGACTGAGCGTATTCGGCTTTTGGAAAAATACGAACTCACCATGTGCAATAGGCCCGGCGAGAACCGAGACGACTCTATATCGAAGTTCGCGCTCGGGATGACGCGAAAGTCTCTCGCTCGCATCGACGACTTCCTCTCCACCACCAAGGACACCGACCATGAGCAACCCCGATGAACTACTGGAAGAAATGTACGCATCACTTCCTAAACCACCGACCATGACTGACCACGACAAAGACCGGGAAGCGCTTAAGATTGACGCCGGATTTATTGACCGATACGTCGGAGCGTGTACCCGACAGGAGTCGGTCGATCTTGCCAAGCGTATGGCAGAAGCGTGGTCCGACCACCTCGCCGCCCGCGCCCGCCAGCGGGAGGAGGTGGAGAGGTTGAAGGCATTGCTTGCCGAAGCCAAAGATCAAATCTACAGCCCACACAGCCCGACACTCGCACGGATTACAGCAGCCCTCACCCCCACCGCGAAGGAAGAATGAGATGAAAGACCCACAAGATTTTACAGACCTAGATCAAGCATACTTTGAAGGTAAGGCGGAGCAGCACGCCAAAGACGCCGCCACCATCGCCACCCTCACCGCCGAGAACAAGCGGCTGGGGGAGGCGGAGAAGTTGGGCAGGGCAATTAATGACGCCGTGGCCTGTGCCAAGCGGATCGGCCGCAATTACATCACGCTGCCGGTTGACGGCGAGATCGCGAACCTCGCCGCCCGCGCCGCCGCAGAGAGCGGGGAGGAATCATGAGCGACTTATTCGCCCCACAATCAAATACTGCCGAGATCAGCGACTGCGGCCAGTACCGCTATCGCCTTACCCGCCACGGACTTGACGGCGACACTGGCCGGACTTGCCTGTTCATCATGCTGAATCCCAGCACGGCAGACGCAAGCCAAGACGACCCGACCATCCGCCGATGCAAACACTTTGCAGCCCGCGAGGACTGCGGGAACCTGATCGTGGTCAACTTGTTCGCTTTCAGAGCGACCAAGATTCCGGACATGAAGGCAGCGGCCAAGCCGGTCGGTCCCGACAACGACTCGCGGATACTCGCAGCACACATGGAAGCCGACCTCACAATCGCCGCGTGGGGCAACCACGGCAGTCATCTCGGAAGGGACCGCGAGGTGATGGCTCTGCTCGGGTCGGACCCGGACGTGTGTTGCCTAGGCATCACGGGCGAGGGCCAGCCGTACCACCCGCTGTATCGCCCGAACGACCAGCCGCTCATCAGGTACGCCACAGAGAGCGGGGAGGGAATCCGATGACCAATGAAGAATTGAACGAGCGAGCGGCGAAGGCGATGGGATGGACTAAACACGACTTTTACGACGAGTGGGTAGACGCTGAGGGCAATTACGTAGGCCACGGGCGCTACAGCGGAAGCGGAATCCACATGCCCGGCGACTGGTCCCCCGCCACCTCCCACGATGACGCGAGGGTGGTGGAGGATCGCATCGAACAAAAAGGCTTGTGGTTGCAATACATCGGTACGCTTGAGCAATTTCTTAGTTTCGACAGCGACATCGAAAAAGAGTGGAGCGACGAGTCGTGGTGCTTTGAGATTCTCAGACTTTCCCCCTACCAAAAGACCCTCGCCGCCGTTACCGTCCTCGAAGCCAACCAGGAATCCACCGATGGCCCCGAGACCCTTGCCCCCGGCGACTGCACCGAGTAAACTCTAACACGCTCAATCGCTCTGACTGACTGACGAACGGATAGGCATGGAAAAATCGAAGCTCGACAAGCTGCCTGCCCAGGTCGCTGTCTTACTCACGCGAGAAATCAAGGGCGCTAACAACCTGTCGGACGACTGCTATTCGCTCCGCTCGATGACGCTCGACGATGCCCTCGCGGAGTGTTGGCAGAGCGACGCTCACTTTGTCACATACACAGTCATAGACCCCGAGACCGCGGAGATCCAACCGCACCCGCGATGCAACAAGCCCGTGCTCGGCAAACTCCGACGACAGGGCCTAGAGATCGCTCACCGCTGCATGGTCGTAGACGTGGACACCGAGGACCACACGCCTTGGGATAAGCCTTGGCTGACCGACGTGCTCGACAACCTAGAAGACGCCGAGAAGCAGGGGAGTCCAGCGGGCAGGTGGGCCTGCTGGTACACAACACGCAACGGCATCCGTATCATCTACCGGTTCTCGTCTTGGGTTTCCCCTGAAGAGTACGAGGCCAAGCACCGCTGGCTCTGCCGCGAACTGGTCCGTTACAACATCCCGGCCGACTTAAAGGTAAGCGACTGGACCCGCATTATGCGGTTGCCTTTTGTCGTACGCGACGGAGAACGGACATGGGAGCAGGACTGGATTCAGTTAGACGAAAGAGATACGGTCCTCGATCCCGATGACCTCAAAGAGTTGAGCAACTCGGGGCAGTTCAGCGACGACGCCTTCGCTTACGTCGAGCCCCTGTCGCTGCAGATGCCGACATATAACGAGTGCTTTGATTTGCTAATCGAAGAGGGGATCGGGGGCAGGCGGAATCAAAGCGAACTGTATAAAGCGTTCATGTCGCAGATCCGCGGACGCGAGGCCTATGACGCCCTGCGGGGACACGAGCCGATCGCCAACAGCGGCAGCCGCAACAGCACGCTGCACCAGTTGCTCGGCCAGTGCATCGGTCTGTGCTTTAACCTCAAAGGTTTCTGCCCCGAGTTCCTGCTCGGCGTGTTCTGGGAAAAGCTCGACGAACTTGAGCCCGACCGCGACACTCCAAGCTGGCACTCGGTCGCCTGGGACCATATCTGTCGGCTTTGGTCGAAGGAAGCGGCCAAGGAGAAGTTCAAGGAAGTCGAAGAAAAACGAGAGCAAGAGGTCAACGAGGAGTTAGTCTTTCAGATGCTTAACGGGATGCGGGAATGGTGCTCGGCGGACGAAGCACCCGAACTGCACGCCGACGACATGACTGCCTTGGCGTACCTGAGTAGGCACTTGATTTGCTCCCACCAAGACAGTTATCTTTTCCTCGGACCAAACGGCCGATACTCCGAGGGCTACTACGGATCGCAGCAGGTGATTCCGTACATCCGCAACAGCCACCTTGACGGACTGATCGAGACCCAGATCTCTCAGCCCAACGGCGCGGCCAGCGACCGCAACGTGACCTCGATCCTCAATGCTCACAGCTTCCCGATTCAGTCTGCCCAGGCCATCGTCAACAACGAAGGCGGCACCGTCCGACACATCGACACCGACCGTGCCGAACTCAATCACCCGCTCTACCGGCTAAACCCTGCTCTGACCCCTCAGTACAACTCCCTGGTGGACGAATGGATGATGCTTATGTTCGGGGAGCACTACGAGAAAGCGTGCTATTGGGTAGGCTGGGCTCTGGACTTTGCTGGCGGGGCTACTGTGGCCGCTCTGTCGCTCGTGGGCGCTCCGGGGGCCGGTAAGAAGATGTTCGTCCAAGGCCTCGCAGAGTGCCTCCAGCGGCCCGCTCTGGCGTCTCATGAGGATCTGACCTCGGGGCACGGATACGGGCTCATGCAGAGCCCCTTCCTCGTCATTAACGAGGGCTGGCCGCAGATGCAGAACAAGGGCCAGGCCCCTTCGGACCAGATGAAGGCGATGATCGCGGGCGACCCGATTCGCATCATGCGCAAGTACATGCCCCCGGTGACGCTGAAATGCCCGACACGGATCATTATGACCGCGAACGACTTCGAGGTCGTCTCCATGCTCGGCAAGGGCAAGGAGCTTACCCGAGAGACGACTGAGGCCTTGGCCGTGCGACTTTTCAACGTGCAACTCAACCGCAAAGCGAGCGACTGGCTCAGGGGCATGGGCGGGTTCGCGGCCACGAAGGGATGGATCGAGGGGGACAACGGGGAGAAGTCCGACTTCGTTGTTGCGAGGCACTTCTTGTGGCTTTACGAGAATCGGGGGGACCGGGACAACCCGATCATCTCCCCTCAGCACCGCCTGGTCGTAGAGGGCAACATGGACGACGAGGATCTGAGCTTCATGCTGCGAACTCAGTCGGGATCTGCGCCGCTCGTGATCGAGACCGTCGTGATGATGATTGAAGCGAGAGGCAAGCGGGGCTCGGGTTTTGTAATCCACGAGGACGAGGGCAGGGTGTTCATTCTGGCGAGCGCGGTCCTGAATTACTACCGGATGCACTTGCAGGAACAGGCCAAGGAGACTCTGACCGAGAAGCAAATTTCGTCGGTCCTGACCAACGTTTCGATCAACACCCGCAAGCACGCCTACATCCTGCCCGGTGCCGAGGACATGGAGCGAAGGCACTGGCACGAGCTTGATTTGTTCATTCTCGATCGATCGTGCGAACGCAGCGGCATGAGGAACAGCAGGATAAAGCAACTGCTCTTGAAGCAGCGAGAAGAGACCGAGGTCTATCAGGACTGGGGGAATAAAGAAGAACAGGAAAAAAGACTTGCAAACGAGACATTAGAAGTTAAACTTAAAGCGTCGGGCGGCAAGCCTAGACCAGAACCGGGCCTGCAGCCCCGGAAGATCCAGTTCCGCATCCGTAACAGGGAGACTAACGGTGACCGCTAACCTCTGGTGCATCAAAACGAAAAAAGGCAGTCCGTACTTTGCGAGCGACAGCGATGTTCTCAAGCTGGCCGAACGAGAGTCGCAGCAAATGGGTAGTCCGCCCTTTCGAGGCACATCTGTCGAGCAGGCGATTGAGTACCTCAAGCACTTTGATACGAAGGTCGAAAAATACTGATGCCTGACACCGAAACATCAACTTGGATCGAGAAGCGAGAACGCCGTATGCTCACGGTGTCTGCGTCCCAGATCGCCACGGCGCACATGTGCGTCCGCAAATGGTGGCTTGAGCGGGTCCGTCGCTTGACTGTCGAAGAGAAGGACGGCCGCTTTACGTTTGGTTCGGTGTTTCACTCGTGTTGTGAGCGTTACCTCTTGGCCGACGACCTGGGCCGGGATCGCAAGACGGGCGAGCCGGTGGATCTGTTCCCCGAGGGATGGAAGGACGAAGTAAGCCGCTACACAGGAGAAGTCACCGGCACCGTCACCGACGAAGAGGCGGGGATTATCAAGTCACTGGTGACCGCGGGCATCCAAGAGGGCGTGCTGTATCCTTACCCCGAACGTCGCGTTGAGCGGGAGATCAGCTACACGCTGGGGAAGGTCGAAACGATCGACGGCAAGAAGCCCGTGACCGTCATGTTCAAGGGATATATCGACTGCGAATCCCGCAACATGATTGTCGATCACAAGACGAGCAAGTCGCCTCGATACTTCTTGTCCAAGAACAAGATCGTCGAGGACATGCAGCTTTTGATTTACGGCAAGATTCTGGCCGATGACCTCAAAGAGCGGGGCACGCCAGCGACCGAGATAATCCTGCGGCATAACCAATTCTGCAAAGACCCAGACGACCTTCGCGTGCGCAGCACCGAGGGGGTCGTGACAGTACGGTTCTTGGAACATCACTGGAACACGGTGGTTATGCCAACGATAAAGAAGATGGTCCGTTACCGGGATCAGGCCCTTGTGTGGTCTGACATGCCCGAGCCCGAGAGCGGGCACATCGCCTGCAACAAATACGGCGGCTGCGGATACATGCCGATCTGCGGTGGGAGAATCACTGAGTCGATTATGCAACAGAGGCTTGACAAGCAAAGCGTACCCGTTACACTGACACAATCCGTGACACAAACCCCTGACAGAAAGGACAACGATATGTCACTAGCAGAGAAACTTGCTGCGAAGAGCAAGATGAGATCCGCTGCGTCCAGCGGTGACACAAAGCCCGAGACGAAGGCCGAGACGAAGACCGAGACCAAGCCCAAGGTCGAACCCGACACCAAGCCAGCGGCTAAGCCAGACACCAAGGCGACGGAAGTCCCCGAAGGAATGACGCCGCCCCCGTGGGCCAACGCCTCGTGCAGCGCCTGTGAAGGCAACGGATTCAACACCAAGGGCGGACCTTGCAAGGTCTGCGACCTCAAGGCTGCGGAGGCCGACAAGTCCCGTCACTTCGAGATCGAGCCTCAGGAAGACGGCAGCTTTGTCTGGGTCAATAAGGACGACTCCGACTTTGCGGGCATCTCCCCTGGCCGAAGTTACGGCCGCGAAGAGCCCAAGGCAGAGTCACGGGTCAATACCGAGGTCAAGGACAAAGAAGAAGCCCAGGCCGAGAACACGGCCGAGGCCAAGCCCAAACCCAAGACCGAGACCCGCGGCCGCAAGAAGAAAGAGGAAAAGCAAGCCGAAGCGAAGGCCGAGGAACCGACCGAACTGGTCACCGGCAACTTTCGCTTGTACATTAACTGCCGCCCCACCAAAACCGGCAAAGGCCTAGCGAAGACCGTGGACCTGCACGAGCTTCTCGAAGAGGCCCGTGTTCAGATCGCCGAAGCGAACCAAGTCGATTCGTTCTATGATCTGGACCCGTTCAAGCGTCGTGACATCGTTGCGACCCTTGCCCCCCAGATCGCGCACCATGCGGGCAAGAACGCGGTGATCGCTTGCGGGGTCAGCACCGGGGCGAGCGAGTTGCGGGTGCTGATCGACGCCCTGAAGCCCCTTGCGAGGCAGGTGGTGGTCGGGGACAGTAACTAAGCAGTGGTGGCGATCCGAAAGGCTTGCCGCCGCATGACAAAGCAATTGCAGCAAATCGGAACAGGGCTACTAACCCTTGGGCATTTAGTCCCTTAAAGGAAGATGGACAATTGCTTCGGTGAGGTGTTTTTTCAGCAGGTTTTGGGACCACGAGCGTTCACTCAAAAAACCGCGGTTGCGAAGGGATTAGTACCCCTAAGCAGTCCTTAGCGACGGATACGCCTGGAGGCGTAGAGCATGAGTAGGCAGAGCTAGTTGTGTCATGCACCGTTAGAGGAATCTCTGTCAAGCAGGTTCGACTCCTGCCCGTCGCATTAACAAGAACTTGAAATCAGATTCGGGTGACTGTAACATTGGACAAGACTCAAGACATCTCGAAGCGATCCGCTAGTCAGTCAGCGGGCGAGAGCGCACTGGCCCTTCGTTTTCGGAGGGCCAGTCTCGTTAAAGAGGCTCGACAGCAAGCGTTGCCCGAGGCCGAACGCGAGCCCGCGACCGGGGCGCTTGCCAAGATCGGGGCCAAGCTCAGGAAGAAAGAACTCTACGGCATGGACGCGGTCCAAAGCCACAACGAGATCCGTCGCATCGTCGGCTTGCCCGTGTCGCCGGAGATGACCAAGCAAGAGGTCGAGGCGTTCTCTCGCGAGAACCTGCTCGCTTCTGCCTACGACAGCGGGTTTCGTTTCTTCCCGGTTCAGGCCCAGGCCCTGCGGGACTACCAACTTCACGGCGGTGGGTTCTTCCCGATCGCGGTCGGTTGGGGGAAGACTTTAATTACGTTGGCGACGGCAAACTTTGCTTATCTTCAAGGCAAAAGAAAGAGCCTGCTTCTGACCAAGCCCAACACGCTTGAGCAGTTAATGCAGGACCAGATCCCCGAGGCCCGCAACACGATCCCGATGTCTTACCCGATCTTCCTGCTTTCGGGCAAGAACGCGGCGCAGCGACGACGCATCGCCAAGTCCGGGCGTCCGGGTCTCTACATCTTGCCGTACTCGTTGCTCTCGGCCCGAGACGCCGTCGAGACGCTCAAGGCGATTAAGCCCGACACGATCATCGGGGACGAGATTCACGAAGTAGGACGCAAGTCTGCGGCTCGTACCAAGCGGCTGTTCGATTACATCGACACCTACGACCCAGAGGTCGTTGGGCTGAGTGGAACGATTACCGGTAAATCGGTGCAGGACTATTGGCATATCATCAAGTCGGCCCTGGGCCAGAACTGCCCGCTCCCTTTGTCGAGCACGCTGGCATCTGAGTGGGCGACCGTGATCGACAGCGACTCTAAATCGGTTGAGGGCCGCGGCGACTTAAGCGAAGCGAAGTCAGGCCCGCTCATGCCTCTGGTGGACTGGGCTCGGCGACACTTCCCCGAAGAAAAGTTCTCCGCATCGGTGCCGGGCTTTCGCAAGGCCTACCGCTGTCGCTTAAATTCTGCGCCGGGAGTCGTATCGACGGGCCTGGCCGAGATCGGTACGTCCTTGACGCTGCATAACACGAACCTCGAACAGCAGCTTGAGGCGGCAACCGGGTACGAGAGGCTTAAGGAGCTAATCGAAACGGTCGAAGAACTCTGGGAGACCCCAAACGGCGACGAGATCGAGCACGCGATCCACACATGGAAGTGGCTGTACGAACTCTCTGCGGGTTTCTATAACGAGTTGACTTGGCCTGAGCCCAAGGACTACGCGGAACGCAAACGGATAAGCGAGAACAAAGCAGCGGACATCTTGGACCGAGCGATCGAGCACCATGCGGCCGGGCAAGAGTACGCTAAGGAACTCCGCAAGTTCTTGCAGAACAGCCCGCCCGAGGGCATGGACACGCCGATGCTCGTGGGCGGTGAGCTTTACCGGCACGGCGACGATTGGGCACACACGGAACTCTACAAACTCTGGTCGGCGTGGCGTGACCTGGACTTTGAGGGAAGGCCCGATCGAGACAGTAACGCGGTGCGGATCTGCGACTACAAAATCGTTGCGGCCTTGGAGCACGCCGCCGAACTTGCGAGTCAAGGCAAAGGCGGACTGTTCTGGTATCACCACCAGGAGATAGGGTCGTGGGCCGCGGAGTATTTCGAGGAAGCTGGCTTGCCCGTGCTGCATTGCCCCGCGGGACCGGCGCACAATAAGAGCATTATCGACAAAGTTAACAAGGACAAGATCATCCTCGCCTCGATGTCGGCGCACGGAACCGGCAAGAACTTGCAGCACTTTGAGGAAAACTACTTTATTCAGTGGCCGCGACCCGCAAAGATCGCCGAACAGACTCTCGGCCGAACGCACCGCAACGGACAAAAAGCTGACGAGCTTATTGTCCACTTGAACAACACGCTGATCTTCGACAAGATGAACTTTGCGGCCTGCCTGAACGATGCCTTGTATATCCACCAGACCACGGGCAACCGGCAGAAGTTGATCTACTGCAACTATGACCCGCTGCCTACGATCTTTCCGTACATGGTTCTGCAGGAGCGAGGGTTCCAGACCAAGCAACTTGACCCAGACGCAAAAAAGACATTATCGAGTAAATTTTTGGCTTGACACCAAGCCAAGACAACCGTACTATACCGAAACCCATAACTTGAACTTTAACTTTAACTCGAAAGGAACTTAAAATGGGTAGGTCAATTTTTTCAGGTCTCAAGGGAGCGAAGGTCCGCGTGGACGCCAACTACATGCGGGCAGGTCACTATTACATGGTGATCGACAAGTGCAAGACCGGCCGCAATTGGAAGAACATCGACTTCGCTGCGGTCGAGATGACTGTCGTGCATGTGCTTGACGACAACAACGGCGAGGGCCACAAGCTCGGGGAGAGTCCCTCGTGGCTGGCGATGTCCGATAGCATGTATTTTGCTTCGGATATCCTGACTTTCATTTGCAATGTCATGGGCCTAGATCCGAACGAGTTGAGCGATGACGAGCGGGTCAATGCGGCTGAGATGGTTTTCGCTTCCGAAGACGACCACGAGCATGACCAACCGCTTGCAGGGACCGTGGTCGAGGTCAAGGCCCGTGACGTGAAGATCAAAGACTCGGACAAGATGTTTACCAAGGTCACGTTCTGCCGTGAAGTTCCTGCGAGCGAGTTGCTTGAACGCCTCAGCGAAGAAGAGATCAATCGCTTCTTCCCGAACGACGCACTGAAGAACCTTGCGGCACAAGAAGAGTAGAGACCGATCACTCGGCGTCCCCTGGCCGGGCTCGAAAGGGTTCGGTCGGGTTTTTTATTCTAACCGGAGATACCAATGTCGGACATACTCGCCTTTGACACCGAAACGCATAAGATGGCCGAGGGCAGCCTCGCCCCGCAGATCGTTTGCTGTTCCATGTACGACGCCTCGCTTCCTGTTCTTGCTGCCGTCGCTGATCCTGACGACATGCTTCGGTCGGTCGTTGAGTACGTCGTCGATGCACAGGAGACGACGATCGCTCACAATGCAGCGTTCGATCTCTCGGTATTCATCAAGAACTTCCCCGACCTTGCCCCTCGCATCTTCCAAGGCCTCGAAGAGGGCAAGTACCAAGACACCGTCATTCGCGAGAAGTTCTTGAACCTGGCCGACACCGGCGACTTGAAGTATCTCGAACTGCCAACCGGAGCAAAACAGAGGCTCGGCTATTCGCTGGCCGATTTGGTCAAGCAGCATTTCGGCACCGACCTCTCGGCCTCGAAGCAGGACGATGATGCTTGGCGCAAGAACTACAAGGAACTGGAAGAGATGCCCTCGTCCGAGTGGCCCGCGGGCGCGATCGAGTACGCGAACATGGACTCGATCTGGTGCTACAAGATCTACCAAGAGCAGGAGCTTCGCAGAGAAGACCTGAAGCCTTACACGGGCATTGACCCGTTCGGAGAGGACGGGTTATTGGTTGCTCACCGCACCGCGGTCTCGACCGCTTTGTTCTTGATATCGGCTCGTGGTATGAAGATCGACCACGAGTACAAGGCCGAGGTCGAGAAGATGCTGGCCGACGAACTGCGGCCGGAGAAGCTCA